CTGGATTTCCAGCCGTTCAGCCTGTGCATCTTTTAAAGCCTGCGTTCCGCGATCATAGAACGTCTGGCTGATATCACGGGCCTGATACTGCTTCTGCAATTCCCGCTGTTGGTCGAGGTAGTCACGCTCAATACCCAGCCGTTCACGGAGCCGCTCACGCTGCCTGTTGCCGAGTCCGGCAGCCTGAATATCCACGCTCAGATCCGCGCGGGCATTATCGTTCTGCGCCTGCAGGCCAGCGACTAATGCCGCCACCTTCGCGTTTTCATCATTGGCTTTTTTCAGCTGGTTCAGGCGGTCCACTTCCTGCGCCAGCTGCTGAAGCCGGACTTTTTGCGCGTCATTAATCCCGTTGAGTTTTCCCTCCGCCAGATCGAACTGAAGTTTCTGTTGCTCGGTCACCTCCGCCGTTTTTTTGCCGGTGGTGTCGATAAGCGCAATCTGGCGCAGGTAACCCAGCTCCATGGATTTGAACGCGCTTTCCAGCTTTTTGGCGCTGGCATCAGGCGTCACCTTGCCGTTAGACTCGCCCGGTGCAAGGGAGTAGTCACCCGTTCCGGTAAATGGCAATGTTGCTGAAGAAATGACAGGTGCCGCCCCGGCAATAGACTTCAGGCGCGCACGCTGCGCCAGCAATTCATTCAGCTCTTTCTGCTTCCCTTCCGTATCCATACCGATACGGTTTACGCCCGCCAGGAAGCCGTTGTCGTTAAGGTCAGCCTCAAGATTTCTGATCCGCCGCTCAACCTCAAACAGCGAGGCATTAGCGGAGAGCTTTTGCCCGCCCTGGTAATTATCAATAAGGCTGCCCAGCGCTGACGCTGCTTTACCCAGCCATCCAACAAGAGAGGCAATACCACCGACCATTTCCGCCAGGCCCTGAAGCACTTTGGGATCGGTGAAGACTGCCCGCAGATCTCCCAGCCCGGCCTGTAGTGGCGAAAGGTCTACGCGTGCCAGTCCTGTGGCAATTTCCAGCTTCAGTCCCTGCGCCTGTGTCTCCATGTCCTCAAAAAGGGAATTCACTTTGACCAGGTCGTCAATGGACTGCGGATCCGGCGCGACGCCGTATTCCCGCGACAGCCTGAGAAACTGCTGAAGCTTCTGGCTGTTGTTATCAAAAAGCGGCAGGAGTTTTGACAGGTCATTCCCCAGGCTTTCGAGGATAGTGATCTTCTCAGCGTTGGTACCCACTTTTTCCAGCGCGCCGGCAATCGCCAGTAACTGTTTATCAGGCGTTTCAGTGGACAGCTTCTTCGCAGAGAGACCCAGCGCGTTCAGCGCATCAACGGCCTCACCTGACTGGTTAAGTACCGCATCACCAATCTTGTCGCCGATATCCTTGAAAATATCCGCCATCTGCTCGCCTGACACGCCCGCTTTCTGCGAGGCGAACTGCCAGGCCAGCAGATCCTGGGTAGACATGCGCAGGGATTTTGCGAGCCGGTCGCTTTCGGCGATCTGCTTTGAGGTGGTTTTTAACAGGTTGATACCCGCCACGCCTGCAGATACCGCCGCGGCGGCGGCAATGGTCGCCATTGATCCCAGCGCGGCGCCGGCAAGCCGGACATCCTGCTGAACCCGACGGCGCCAGCTTTCGGACTGGCGTTCCGCGCGGTTAAGACCCGCAGCAAAGCCACCAATATTGGCAATCAGGTCAATGGTCAGGGTTCCAAGCGATCTGGCTGCCATACTTTATCTCCGGGCATAAAAAAACCCGCTATAAGCGGGCAGGTATTATTAAACACAAAATATATTATTCAACGCTGGTTGTACGAGGAGTTCTATTCTGATTTGTCGAGCTATCAAAATTCATTTTGCTTACAAAAGTTATAAGCGCAATTATTGCGACAAAAATAATAAGAATCATCATACAGCCTGAAGGCCCTTTGACTCTTAACTTAAATGGAGCACCACATTTAGGGCATATATCAGCTTTATTTGATACCTTCTCTCCACATTCTTTACATTTAATCAATGCCATAGATTGCTTCCTCAGAAATATTCCCTGAAAGAATACCAAATAATGATATGGCTATAAATTGACAATCCAATATTAGTACCAGGTCCGCATAGCCTCATCAAGCGTGACGGGGCCAGTTACGGTCGGTGTTTTAGTAAAGTGCAGGGTGAAATCCGTGACGCTGAAAGGCGGTGTGTCTTTGCCCCGGTTCACATTGGCAATGGTGCTGGAGACCATCCCGGCGGCCCATTCCGTGCGCAGCATCGGGTTAAGGCTCCCGTAACGCTCACGGTATTTCACCCAGATCTGGAATTCCCGGAAACTCAGGACTTCCTGAGCCTGCGCGATGGTTTGCCCGCCGATACCGTTGAGGACGAGCTCGCACCAGAATTCATCGTCGGCGCTGAGTTCATCTTTCCCAGATCGTTAACCTCCTGGATAGCCACCAGCAGGGCAATGGTCAGCGCGCCATCCAGCGCGCCACGCTCCGGGTCCGCCTCACCGGTAATATCCGCTGGCGTGAATACCGGCTTGCCGTTCTCATCGCAGACGGATGCGGCGATTCGCCCCGCCACACCATCCACGCGCCCGTTTGCCGCCATCACGTCCGTCATGGCCGAGTGGTAGCCCAGCGGGCGGATATAGACAGTGGCGCTGAATTCTTCTTCGCCCTGCCGCCAGGTAATTTCTTTTTCAACCGGGCGACCTGTGAAGGCTCCGGCCTGTCTGAGTGCATCAAGAGTGAGTTTCATTTGATCTCCCGATTAAAGCGTTGAATTCAGCTGCCTGACTTATCTTTAGGTACCCATACCGATCCGCCGGAACGCTGAATGGTTGCGGAAGTGGTCACCACCGTGTTGGCTGCGAAGTCAAAGGGGAAGTCAGAGACATAGCCACGGAAAACAAACCAGGTGCGGCTGTCCGGCAGCGTCAGGCCATCCACTGCGCCCGCTGCGCCCTGTGCGGCTGCCGTCGGTGATGCAGTGCCGTCAGACCAGCCCACGGCGAACGTCAGCTCTTCGTGGTCGTCTGAGTTTGCCAGGTTGTGCAGCATGATATGGCTGGCATTTTCCGGGTCGGCATTCAGGCCCACCGTGGCCTGGCCGGGCGTGCGCAGGCCGACTTTATAGGTGCGGCTGTTCCGCTCAGAAAGACAGGTGTCTTCAATCTGGTCCGCCGGGTTGCCGCCCGGTGAAAAACTGGTGATGCATTCGATTTCACTTACCGTGCCCTTGGAGAGCACAAAAAACTGCGTGCCTTGCGTCAGTACAGACATGGGTTTCTCCGTGTATAAAAAAACCGGCACAGGGCCGGTGTTGTAGGGTTATCGCTTCACTATCCAGTCAACATCAAATGAATAGCGATAGCGCCTGGTTTCGGGGTCTCTTTCCTGTCCGCCCCAGCGCGTGATATGCGCGTGCGGCTCAATGGCATCCCGCAGCGCGGCGGCCACGGCGATCACTTCATCCGGGGTGTCTGCCCAGGCATCAACCTGTAGCACCCAGGTATCCGCATCCGGGCGCTGGCCGAGATAGTTCTCCGGCGCACCGCTCACGTTCTGCCAGACGACATAGGGATAGATGACGTTATCGTCCTGCTGTCCGAACGGGTAAAGTCGCACCGGCGAATCGCCAATCAACGCCCTTACCGCCGGACTGGATGCACAGATGGAAAACAGGGGTGCAATCACGTTCCACCTCCATTTCGCCGCGCACGCCGCAGCGCCCGGTCGATGCTTTTTTCATATTCGGTGGTAAACGTTGCGATCACCTCCTGCATGCGCGATGTTGCCGCCGCGCGCACCAGGGGTTTCGGCGACATTTTTTCGGTACCAAACTCCAGCAGACGCCAGTGCGGGGTGGGAGCATCGGCGGCAAGGCTGGGATTTTTTTTAAGCTTCGCGCCCTGCAGGATGCCTATCCTGAAGCCGGGGTTACCGGTCTGTTTAAACAGTCTGCCGTTCCAGCGCAGTGCCGCGTTATCCGCAATGCTTCGGGCCGTTTGCGGATCATCGAGACGCAGGGCATTGGACTTAATCTGGTTTACAATAACGTTACCGGCCTTGCGCAGTGCCGCGCGCCCGCCCTTTCGCTTCAGGTCGTAATTCACTTCATTGAGCTTCTGCTTCAGCGACTCAATACCGGTGATCTGAACTTCAATACCGTCAGCCATCGTTTACCCCCCGTGAGCATGGCAGGGTCAGATACTCACGGCCGCTTTTGTCATCTTCCAGCACGCCAGTGATATCGTAGATCCGCCCGCGATGTACGATGCGGTGCTTATCCGTGACATCCTCACGCCAGCGGATGGTGATGCGCGTGGTGACTTCATTCTGCCCGGCCTGCGCCGCCACAAAGTCTCGCGCCGAAAGGTCAGTGACATTCGCCCACAACTCAGCCACATCCGCCCAGCCGTTAACGATCGCGCCCGTGGTCGGGCTTTGTGTTTTAACCGGCTTCTGCAGGGTCACCCGCTTGTTCAGTTTTCCTGCCTGCATGATTACCCCCGGGGCTTCCCGCTCAGATAGGTCTGCGGCATTACCTCGCCGTCACCCTCATCATCGACCATCGACTGGTAAATCACGGCGACCAGGGCTTCATTTGACTCAGCCAGGCGGTTTATCGCGGCGGCCTGTTCCGTCTGCGCTTTCGTTTGTGCCTTCAGCGCGTTCAGCAGTTCGTTTACCTGTTGCTCGTTCATAGGCAATAGCCATCCATTTTTTCAGCCATTCTTTTCTTCGTTCGCACCCTGAGCAGGCCATAAAATTTCCTTAAAGAATTGTCGGGCGGCGAAGATCGTAAATCAGCATCGTCACGGAGAACGGCAGTTCCCCCTGCTTAAGCTTTTCCTCTTCCTCACCACCGCGGTTGCGGTCGAGCCAGCCCAGCAGCATGAGTAATGCGGTTTGTGTGCGGCGTAAAGGCTCACCCTCGATAACTTTGCCGTCGCTACTGACAATAAGATCACGGCTACCCTGGACATAGGCGAGAATGGCCGCACTCCCGGCCTGAATTTTTAGTGTCAGGTCTGCGTCACCGGCATCATCATCGATCCTGAGGTGCTCCTTTGCCTGGTCGAGCGTGACAAGCTCAATCATGTTTTATCCCTCCCGTCACGCCCGCGCTTGGTGGCAAGCGTCCAGCCTTTTGAACCCGTTTCGCCAGGTTTATCCTGCGTCCGTTCGTCGCAGTGCCAGAGCGAACCACCCCATGTAACCGTGTCTCCCGGCAGGTATTCCTGACCCGATTTGAACACGCCCTGGTAAATCATGACCGGAACGTCAAACGATTTGGTTTCGCTGCCGCCGCTGGCGCGGTTAACCGTCAGGGTGAAGCGCCGTTGCTCAGAGCGCTCAATCTCAATGCCCGCGACGCCATCAACCACACATTCCCAGCCACGCATGCCATGCGTTTTCTCATAAGCACGCCACAAGCCACCGTTATGGGTTGCATATGATCCGCGCGGGTAGCTTTTCTCTTCGTCAATGGAAGGGAGAATTTCCAGCGCCAGCGCGTCGCGGCCATCTTCGCCATCCCTGCCAGGCTCAGCGGATGGCAATGCGGCCACGGCTTCGCTAACCAGCGTTTTGACATCCGGAAGAACCGGCACCGAAGCGGCGACGAGTTGCTCCAGCATGGGCTGCACGTCTTCAGGTGTCAGGCTTTTGCCGTCCTGCGGCACAGGAATGGCAGCCACCGCATCGCTTACGGCCTCTTCCACCGCCTGCTTCAGTACCGCCGGATCGTAATCCTTACCGTCTTTCGGTGTTGGTAAGGCGCCGAATGCTTTGTCCACCATCTCCTGTATCATCGGCTGCACGTCCTCTGGCGTCAGGCTTTTGCCATCCTCCGGAGCCGGGATAGCGGCGACTGCCTCAGTGACCATGGAGGCGATATCAGGCAGATGAGGAAGTTCAGGCGCGGGCAAAGCGGCCATAGCCTCCTGCACCATGGCGGTGAAGTCGGGCACCGGGGCGCTTTTGATTTCTTCCAGTTGACTGGAAAGCAGGGTCAGCTTTTCTTCGTATGCCTGCCGCTGCTGCTCCAGGCTTTTACTGAACTGCTCGCGTAAATCAGCGAGAGCCTGGCTGAATTCCTCGCCCAGCACCTTTATCAGCGTTAATTCGCGTTCATTCATTTGGTAAGCAATCCTCTGAGCATGGCTTTAGCCGCCGATTGCTCAGCGTCAGATAAAGCCGTTCCTTCATCAGTGGTGGGCTGCGGCTGCGATGTAATGCTTTTACCGAAGGGATCGTCTGAAGCATCACGCCGCGCCAGCGCGCCAAGGCTGTAGTTCTGCTGTTGCAGGTAAAGCTCGTCGCCTCCCGTAACAGGCGGCAGGTTTTCACTGCGGCGGGCCTCGTTGGGGGTCAGGATAGTGTTTTTGACGCCTTCCCCCAGGGTCTTGATGCGGCGTTCGCTGTCCATACGCAGCAGCGCGTTAACATCGAACTCAGTGCCGGTATCACCCTCCAGATCAAACGCTTCATCCAGCAGCAGTTCAATCGACTCGATAAGCGTCTGCAGGCACTGCGAGTAATACTGCTGCTCCAGCGCCTCGATGTTGTCGTAAGAGGGAAGCTCGCCAATACCTGCTTTGTAAGCGGGAACGTGAAACGCTGAGCAGACGATTTTCGCTGACATCTGGAGCTGTTCGACCACCTTCGCGTCATCAGCGGACATTGAGATAGGGCTGTACTTGGCGCCATTGCTCAGGATCCCCGTTTTCCCCGCGTTTTCCCCTGTATAACCCGTATCCCATTTGGCTTTAAGCTGTATGGCGTTTTCTTCACTGATATTGCCCGGCACCTCGATCACACCGCTCGGTTTGCTGCCATTACGGAAAAAGAACGCTGAGTTTTCCTGGATGTGGTGGCCCTGCATCGCTGCCAGACCCGCGGCGTAAATCGGTGAAAGACCGATGAGCGGATGGAAAAGGCAGTTAAAACGGTCGTGAATAATCTCCCTGGCCGGAACGGTAACTGGTGATTCGATGCCGGACATATTGTCAGGGTTAATCTGGTAAAAAACGGAGCCGTCGTCCGCCACCAGCGGCGTTACCTTATTCCAGTCCAGAATGCGAAGCTCGGTGATATCACCCCGGGCATTACGGATTTTCAGGACAACCGTGTTCCCGTGGCAAAGCTTCGAGTTAAGCCAGGATTCAAAGAACTGGATACGGTTCTGAAAGGCGTTCGGGCGCCTGTAGATCGCGGCCGCTTTCCCGTTTCCGGTTTCCTTCCAGATGCCGTTTGAATCCCGGCGCATCAGGCGCAGGGGCATTTTCCCGATATCACTGGCGATAAGCGAAATACAGGAAAAGACAGCATGGAAGGAAAGAACGGTATTCTGGTTAACCTCCAGATTACGCTGCCACGCGCCGGCAAAAGGTTCACGGACAAAACTCACCAGTGAGGTCCATAGCCCCTGACCGACAGGTTGCTGCAGCGCCTTCTCTTTTCTCCGGAAAGGGTTCCACATCAGCCATTCCCCGCATTATTTTTCTTTTTTCCGCCACCCGCGCGTCTGATACCGGTGTACTCAGCCTTGCCCAGCAGCACCAGCACTCTGGCGCACTGGTCGTTCACGGTTTTTTCATCACCGGGCTGAGAGTCGTGGGTGCGCTGAAGATATCTGATCTTTGCCATGCAAAACGGCGGGGTCGCCCCCGCCCTCCCGGGTTGGTTAGCTGGTCTGGGTGGTACCGTAGTTCACACCGGAGATCACCGCCACGGCAGCAGTGCGACGACGTTTCCAGTTGATCCAGCGCTCGGCGCGGATAGCCACGCTGTTGGTCTGGAACATGGAAACCAGCTCGGTACCCGTTGGCGTTACGCTGTCGCCGGTCGGCGCGCTTTCCATTTCCAGCGATGCTTCGCGGGACATATCCACCGCCACGCCGCCGTCATCAGCCAGATAAATATCCGGCGCATTAACCAGCACCAGCTGGTTACCGACGTACTGCGAGACGATAACCGGCAGCCCCTGGAAGGTACCGCCAAGCAGCGTCATTTCCGGGTATTCTTTCTGGCCCAGTGCGTTCTTGCGCATGGAGAGTGCCAGCGCGGTGGTGCTGGACATCAGCCACACAGCGCCGTTCGGCTGCAGGTTGGCCGCGACAAAAACGCCGAATGCCGCTGCCGCATCGTCATCCGGATTACCGGTAGAGGACACAGCGGTGATGCCGTGGGTGATAGAAGCCGGGGAAACGTTCGCAACTTCAGCTTTAGACGGGCTGATAAAGTCCGTATCCAGGCGGGAGATAACCGCTTCCGCCAGCGCATTACGCACCAGCGCATCCGCCGCCGGGTTGGAAAAGCGGATCAGTTCATCGGTCAGCACGGCAATGGCGGCAACTTTAGCGAAGCTGAAGGTGATGGACTCAAAGTCGAACTTCGTCAGCGGCTTTGCCTTGCCCTGCCCTACCCAGTTCGCTGAACCGCCGGAGGTCTGCGCCGGGATGCGGATATTAAACGGCACCTGGCGCAGCGCCGGAATATTACCCTGCCCGAAGCGACCGATAATGGTCTGCGGCCGCAGGAACTCCACAAAATCCTGCGCGTATTCCTGGTATTCGACCAGCGCCCCTGCCCATGCCGGATCGGTGGTGGTGCCGGCGCCGACAGCCGCCTTCAGGACGTGATGCAGCTTGGCGTCGTCCGGGTACTGCTTGCGGGCAATTTCCAGCGCTTCAGAACGGCTGCCGTTTGCGGCAGCCAGCGCCTTGGCGAAGCGGGCAAAGGCGATACCTTTTTCCAGCTTCTGCTCAACGCGGATGATGCCCGGCGCGCCGGTTGCCACTACGGTTACGTCACCACCAGCGGCTTTGCTTACCGGCTTGGCAGTCGCAGCGAGGTTGCTTTCCATGTCGCGCAGACGCTTCAGGTGCGCATCCACGGATTTGATTTCGGCTGAAGTGTTGTCGTAGCTCTCCTCTTCTTCCATATCAAGCGTACGCCCGGCTTCGGCGGCTTTCGCCATGATGTCGGAGAGAGACGCCGCCAGCGCCGAACGCTTCGCTTCAAAGCTTTTGATCTGTTCTGCGATATTCATCGAACTGTTTCCTTTATTGGTATTGGTTTTGAATGCTGTAGCGCCAGCAGGTTGTGTTGCTTTAACCACCGGTTTCTCAATGCCTGCCGCGGCGAGTAACTGGCGATCGAAGGATTTGACGGCGTTAATAGAGCATTCGGCATTTGCCGGGATGGTCACCGCCGAGACTTCAAGAAGATCCCAGGACAAAAAGCGGATACCGCCCTCGTCCAGGAAGGAATATTCAATGGGCCGGAAGCCGATTGAGAGACCCCGTACCAGCCCCGCTTTAATGGATGCCCAGGCCTCATCAAGGCGGGCGACCAGCTGGGACGGCATATCCGGGGTGGGTTTCACCAGCCTGGCGGTAATTTCCAGCCCGCCCTTCACCATTTTCGGGGTGCAGGTGCCGATAGGCTGCGATCGGTCGTGCTGCCAGAGGAACGGCGTATCACTGCGGAATTTCGCGCCCTCCGGCTCCATGATGTCACCGTCACGATCGGGCGATGGTGTGGAGGCGATGCCGGTAATGATCCGCTCGTCCTCGTTCACCGCTTTTACCGTCATGAGGGTGCATGCGCGCTTAAGCGTCATTTAGCTGCCTCCTGAAACGAAAAAACCCGCCGGAGCGGGTCGTTAACTGACGTAACTGTCATATGAAATGTACCTGGTAGTCCTGACTCTTCGCTTCAGGATTAAGCGCCATAAGCGAAACGGCGTTAAACAGCGCCATCAGTGGATCAATCTTGCCCTTACCGCTGGCCTGCTTGGTAATAAGGATGGCGTTCCCTTTCGGCTCCACCCGGGCGTTACCCACACACCAGGCCATCACTGGCTGGCCGCCATGAACCAGCACGCCTTCAGCCAGTTTGCGCTCAGTGGTTTTGATTGCACCACCCAGCCGCCAGCCCTGGCTGACACCCACTACCGCATCAGCAGGAATTTCTGCCTCAATCAGCGCATCAAGGATTTGCCCGACACCTGACGGGTCAATGCCGATCTTGTCGAGTAACTCCGCCGAGTGGATCCGGCTGACGTATTCCGCCACCTCTTCTGTGTCCTGGCCGACGCGCTTCACGATGGTCAGGTCGCCTTCCCTCACGAAGTCATTGAATCTGGATTCTTCGCTTTTCCGCCGCCGGATGGCAATTTCATGCGCCCAGGCATGGCACCAACAGAGCCATTCACGTGTTTCAGCGTCACGCCCGACAGCAGCAAAGCCCAGCAGGTCATCAAGACCCCCACCGTCAATGCCGACGGTGATCACCTCGGCGCGCCGGAGTAAATCTTCAAAACTGACGCGCTGCGCCTGCTGCTCCCAGAAATCGACACCCGCCCAGCGGTCGCTTCTAAGGTTCAGACCAATTTCAATATTGAGATGCTTCGCCAGGAACTGCTGCAGCGTGCCGTCCGTTTTCGCCTGGTTCTTGCGGAGCTGGTCAGCTATCCACTCGGCGCTGACCGAGCGGCCGATGTTCGGGTTGGTGATGTAGAAGTTTTCCGGATCGAGATAAGCCTTGCTTTCCACCATCCTTTCCGGGAACTCGTAAAGGATGCCCAGCGTTTTGGGGTCGTTTATCTTGCCATCACGAACATTACGCCAGTAATCGAGGCGTTCTTTGAAAACGCCTGCCGGCGGCTCGTCGCTCTGCGTGGTGAGAAATATCACCCATCCTTCATTACGCGATACCTGCCCGCCCAGCGCTTCCATAAACATTGCCTCTGCGTTGGCGCGCTTGCCGAACAGCCAGAGCTCGTCAACCAGAATGCGGCCCGATTTCTTACCGGATACGGTGTCCGTATCTGCGGCCACTACTTTCAGCGTGTTTCGCGTCACCCGGTGCGTAATGGTGCGGATATGGTCCTGAATCTGGAACATATCGGACAGTTCATCGTCGGCGCGTATCATGCCGGCGGCGGGTTTGAAACTGTTATCGGCCACCTCTTTGGTGGGTGCCAGAATCAGGTGCTCTTCGTCCTCGCGCCAGCAGAGGATCAGCGCGGTCAGCATGATGCCAGCTGCGATGGTCGATTTGGTGTTCTTTTTCGATATCAGCAGGCCGTATTCGCGAATCAGCTGATTGCCCGTTTCGGCGTCGTATCCACCGAAGATGGCTTTCACGAAGTCGAACACCCATTCTTCAGAACACTCACCGAAGGTAGGCTTGCCCGGCAGGTCTGATACCCGCAGTTCTCGGAATATACCCAGTGCCTGTTCCGCCTGATCGGGGAATATCGGTGGTGGAATAATGGACTCACCGGCAACCAGGCACGCTTCCCAGTCGGTACAGGCTGTGGACCATTGCGCCATAAATTACCCCTTGTTATTCACGACCAGCTTCGGCGGCGCCATCGCACCAAACTTGCTGGCACCAGCGGCCACTTTTGCTGCAGCGTTGCGCGCATCCTTTTTCCCTGTTTCACCCTTTTTGGGGTGGATATAGGGGAGCATGGCCTTTGCCGCATCCTTTCTGACGTCAATTTCTTCACATGCATCGTTCATCACAGCCATCAGAAATTTGAGCGGATCATCGAACGAACCAGCGACAGATGGCGCCACTGGCGGTATCGCTGCCGCATTATTTTTTTCAGGACTGTTTACCGCTGGGGTGTAAACATTTCGACGATAGCCCGGCTCGTCGTCGGTCTCGATCACTTCCTTTTTTTTACGTTCAATAAACGCGATGACCTCCGGGTCTTTTGCAAGCTGCGAACCCTTTGACCGCGCGGATTTCTCAGAATATCCCGCCTTTATTGCCGCATCTTTTTGAGACCTGCCGGACATCAGCGCGACGGCAAACTTTCGCTTCTGCGCTGTTAACATGTTTACACCCTCCAGAGGGGAATTTTTTCTGTGCGTGAGAGGGGGCGCGGTGTCCGGCGCGGTCGATGTTTACCTCCGGCCCTACCCCCCCGGTTGATGAGTGCCTTTATCATCCGGCTCAGATGGCCACAAAATCAGCACCCTCACCGTGATCCGGCACGTCATACTTCAGAGCTTCTTCATCGGGCAGACCGGTTGCCACTTCACGCGCCGACTTTGCGGTGTGGCATTCGATGCAGAGCGTCCACAGGTTTCGCTCTGAGTTATCGCCACCAAACTGCAGCGCGATACGGTGATCCAGCTCGCTTTCATGCAGGTCAACGGCACGGCGACAGATGCAGCAATGCGCACCATCCCGAACCCAGATGCGCCGCTTAAGACCGACACGGGCGCTGCCGCTGATACGCCGCTGCTCACCGTAGACAGGTTTGATACGGCGCGTATCGATAACCTTCAGTCGTGGCTTCAGGGTGGTCAGCTTAGCCATATAGCCTCCATGCGCGCCGGCGTTCGCGGCGCGGCTGTCTGTCGGGGTGCTTCTCTACAGGAAGACCATCAGCATGATCCACCAGCGAGCAACACGGATAAATTACCGGGCCACCGCATGCATCACCCACAGCGTAATCAGCAGGCTTGCTGCTATCCCAGCGGAGCAGCACTTTCGGTATGAGAGCAGGCGGCACGCTGTAGCACACGGCGTGCACCAGTCGCTGCATAGTGATGTGGTCACCTCTTTCCCGGTCAGCTGCGATCAGCTTCGTCGCTATCTCCAGCTGATATTGCAGCGGGCGGCCAGTACCCAGATAAAAGCTCAGCATGTCGTCGGGGAAGCGAACCAGCCAGTACGTTACCTTTTCGGCGAATCCATGTACTGGCAGTGCGTCGTCTTCCAACACTACTACCCGGCATGTTTGCTCTGCTGCCCACTCAAGCGCACGCCGATGATTCCAGTTAGCGCCGTGATTACCGTAGTCAATCAGCAGATGAGCATCCAGCCTCATAGCGAGACATAGTGCGTGATCTATCCTTGAGTGGTGACCAACCACAACAAACTTCACTTGTGTTTCCACCATGCAACCTCCTTACCGATGCCATCAGTCTTGAAAACGGTATGTACCTTAGGACCAGTGACGATTTGATCACCAAAGGACTTTGCGGCCATACCGAAAGCGCCCATGTCCACCTGCGTGGCGGGTGCAGTCTCCATCTTCCAGAAGCGGTGGCTTTCGATAAGGTAATACTGCCGGATGATCCGGTGGGAAAACTCCATGACGTCTTCACGGCTTCCACCAAGCAGGCCAGCGTTAAGCAGTGGCTCATCCCGGTACTGTTCGATGAATTCGCTATACGCTTTGCCGTGGTGGTTAGCCCTCATCCATTCGTCGGCATACGTCTTGTGCTCTGAGCCAACATAGATTTTACCCGGCTCCATTTCTGCCCAGGGCTCTCGCAGCATCTCAACGTCGGTGCCATCGGTACACCAGACGAGACGATACTCAGGGTGATCACGCAGATGCTGGTAGATATGTAGCCAGCGCGCAAAATACGGACTCATAACTACTGCCGGTACCGCTATCAAAATTGCGCCTGCTGGTGCGGTAGTGATTTCGTCCGCCAGGACTATCGCCTCTCCACCGAACACAGATGATGACCACGGAAGCAGGCATGCAGGATCCGCACTCATCTTCACAGACCGTTGCGGGTCGGGCTGGCTGGTTAGTAGTGTAGTGATTACTACATCACGCTGTCGCCGGTAGGGTGCGTAACCGGTATAGCCGCTATCACGCCGGGCATTAAAGATACCCACGTTACGTTTTACCAACGCCTCGCGATCGGGACGCGGCACAGAACGGGCCACCTGCTCATGTTCATCCAGCGAGTAGATCAGCTTTTCAGAGCCAGCCACATCAGCGAATGCCCAGGCCGATAACCCGGCGTTGTAGATTCGAAGCGCCAGATCGGGATGCTCGTACATGCCGCGACCGTACACTGGATCGAAACCGCCTACTTTCTCGATGGCGCTGCGGTGGTAATACAGCATCACGCCGCGCTGCCCGGTGTAAGCGATATGCTTATCATCACGGTACTGCACCGCCATATCGTTCAGCTTGCGAGCCCCAGCCAAATCGAGGAACTGGTAAGCAAGATGAGGTTCAGGTGATTCGATATAAGGCAGGTGCCAGTTATTAGCGATAGGCCAGGCATCATCATCCCACAGGAAGAGATGCTCACATCCTGCATCCATCAGCGCTGTCAGGCTGGCGTTCTTCGAGGCGACAATGCCGAGAGATGATTCATGGCGAAGCAGCTGCACGCCGTCGGGCACTACCGCTGCAGGTTTAGAACCATCATCGATCACCACCAGCAGCGCACCGGCGGGCAGGTGTTTTATGTGCTGCTCAATGGCGCGCTTTAAAACGTCTGTCCGGTTGTGGGTGGTGATGGCGATACCAATACGGACTTGCTGGTGACCGGCGGGAACATACTCAACACCGTCAATGGTGACCTGCATGAGTTATCTCCTTACCGGCCACGAAGGTTATTCCAGATTAAACCGCCAGGCTTCAGCGCGTTGCGGATGGCTTCGGTTGCTACCTCACACATCGTTTGCTGAAAATCAACAGTGAAGGTTGCTTGTCCACCAGGGCCAGTCTGTAGGGACTGGAACAAATCGCTATTGCGAACCGCATCGAGTACAGCTTCGATCATGTCTTCAGACAGACGGAGTTTGGTGGCGCTGGCGTCAGCAGCATTCTTCGCCGAGTTCATACTTGCTTCCGGGAAACCGCCAAAAGGCAGAGAATTGCCCTGAAACTTGTCAGCACAAATCTTTAGCGATACAGGGTCATGCTCATCTGCAGCATTCAGTACCCCTGATTTATTCAAGTGCCAGCCTGTACGCGGTAATTCTTCAAGCTCAATAGGCAGCGTTTCGTTTGATAGCGGGATACCATTTTCATCCACTAAGATAGCGATGATCCGGTAACCATCTGGAACCATGATTTTTTCACTGACAACCCATGGTGTTAATGAATAACCCTGGATCTTTAACCCACGTAATAAAATAGGTTCATCAAAGTAATGACTGCCTTGAGCGGTCCAGTTCTGGTCAACAGCAGCAATGTGTACGCTATGCTCTCCACCGTATTTGCGCGTATTACCGGCGAGATCACTAATCGTCTCGCCTACTGGCGGCAATGTGACAAGAGCCTTCATCAACTGGTAAGTGTTTTTCATAACTGTTTCCTTTTAGATGTGAGCCTGTCGTACGGGACGGCCGCCCGAGAGAAACGGTTTCCCCAGGCTCACGACTGAAAGACTCTCTTTGGTGCGCGTACGATGCGCATAAAAAAGCCACCAGCGGATGCGGGCGGCATATAAAATATTGCTTGCTATTTAAAACACCATTTGACTATACCGCCTGGACTATTAGAGGCTACTAATTCGCCTCATTTATCCGGATGGTTAGAATGCAAAGGTTACATAATTTTATAAAACTGGTGCTTTGTCTGTGGGCTGTAATTGCGATTTGGCTGTCTGGATTTTCGGCTTGCCAATACATTGAAAATTACTTTCCTGATTACGCCTTTGCTATTACTTGGCTTCCTGCAGTGTTTTCTTGCATAGGCGGGCTAAGTGTAGGAATGGCCGCTTCAAAAGGTTATGGGCTCAAGTAGCATTATCACAGGCACTCAGTGAATGCCTGCTGTAATGCCTTAGCAGTCGTCTGGCTGAGCCACGGAACGGCACGCGAACATGCACGCTTTCTGCATTTCAGTTTTAGCCAAGATGACCTAGCCCGTAGCATCAAAACTTACGATGCTTCTGAAGAAGCTTTGGTATATCGCCTTTAGCAAGCAGCACCATATTTTCATTAGCCGTTATGAGAGTGTAAAACCCCATCGACTTATGCTGTGAATATAGTTCTAAGCTTGTTCCTTGGTTGATGTTCTTAAAAAGCGCCTGGCTTATGCCACTGCCTTTTATCTCAATGTATTCGACATCATCTTCTTCATCGTAGAACTTACTTGCTGACATTGCAGGAAAATTGCTGCCGATGATAGTTACAATTATCTCTTCCATACCCACCTCTTGATTGCAGTTCGATAACAACGTTAGATGACAAAATAATTATTTGCAATCAATAAGTTAATTGACGAGATTGTCAACCCAGATTCGCGACGCTTCACAGCGTGGATAACCGTGGGAGTTGTGCAGAGCGGAGAGAACTTCATCAGGCGCGCTCGTAAACGCGCCCTGGGCAGTTCACTTCACGGCGTTATACCAGGCCTGCCATCGGTACTTATCGAGGCGCAGCTGACGCAGACAATCGGCGGTTTCGACATCCGCCTGCAAGTCCTCATCACTGTTTGCCCCTGCGTCACTTGCCCTGCACGGCTCCTGCATCAAATCCGCTGATGGAATTGGCAGCGTCGATGGCACGCTGGCGCAGCCGCACAGACTCATCATCAAAATCACACCTGGTACGATCCGGAGACTGAACATATTTCACCACGTCACGGGTTATGGTCCGGTAAATCACTCTGGCTTCGGCATTTGCCACAGCGGCTTTCTTCTCTACCGGCTGGATGGCTTTCTCGGCCTTTTCTTTTTTGGCTGCCGCCAGCGCATTGATATGGTCGGAATGGGCATTCCATCCAGAACGCCAGGCAATAAGCGCGGTGGCTGAGATTGCTACCACCAGCGCCAGCAGAACGTATCGCCACTTCATACCAACGCACTCCGCGCCCGGTTATAGCGCTGCCGGCGGTCTTCAATGCCGTTGTGTCCGCCGTTAATGATCTGCGTGACGCGGGCCAGGTCGCCGGAGTAAAGCAAACAACCGCTGGTGGCATAAAACCACGCTGCCGAACGTGCCGCGTTGCGATCCTGCTCCAGCAGTTCGGGGCTGGTAACCAGATCGAGTTTCAGCGCGGTACCGCATTTTGTGTAATTTGCCTGCCCGGTGATCTGAATCAGACCGCGACCGCGATATTTCCAGCCGTCACCGGGTGCGTTGTTCCCCAGGCGTTTGCTGTACACCAGATTGGCAATGGCGCGCTGGCGCTCCAGTGGCAGCACCTTTTCATACGAGCGGCGGCCCAGTGCGTTTGCCTGATCCTGAGTAAGCCGCCCGGCGCGAACGAAATCCGCCAGGCCTGCCACGCTGTAATTCATGCTCTCCACCAGCCGGGAGAAACTAACGGACTCGTGCCCGGTCTGGGCGATAAACATCGCCTTGTCAGTCGGTGCGGTGATGCCGAATTCTTTCATGGCCGCATCGATGTGCGGAAACCAGCGCGCAGCTAATCCGGCGCTTATACCAGCCGCCTGCTGAAATTGTGATTGTTTCATTCCGGCCTCAGTACATGGAAGATGCGCGCGACGTTGCCCCGGGCGCGGAACACGGCAGCGCAGATGATTAAGTTGATGGCGACCGTTGCCCAGTGGGTATGCAGGTAGGAGTCAAACAAATACCGGAACGGCACCGACGCGTACGCCAGAATTATCAGGTATGCCAGCCATGACGCCCACGGGTTATGTCGCCCGCCTGGCTTACGGAACATCATCAGGCGCAGAACAATGGCGGCACAGGCCACTACGTTGGTCAGCACCAGCGGATCGTTAGTTACCATTGGTTCCCCCTCTCCAGCGTGCCAGCAGCTTTAGCGGGTCCTGTTCACTAAAAAACGTCAGCGTCTTGATGGCCACGGCAGACAAGATCACCGCGCCGAGCGCATCCAGCGGCTTATCCGCATAGCCGGTTATGCTCGCCAGCCACGAACCCACCAGCCCGGAGCCATAGACACCTGCGAAATACGACACGACGAAATACGCGGAGCGGCGAAAAATCGTCAGGTCGGCGGCCGTAGCCACGTAGAAAACAGCACCGGCAAATGCGCCGAACACAACGCCGTAATCAGTGCCGGTCAGCAGCCCATAAATGCTGGCGCCGGTCAGCGCGCTGCCGGCGGCTGCGGTACCGGAAAAAGGTTCGGACATTACGCCCCCTCTTGTGTGTGAGTCCTCTCAGGAATGAGGGGAAATAAAAAAGGCCCGTCGAAGTGGGCCTGAATTTTTACAAATTATAAAAAGTAAGATGGTCTGATGGCTCTGTCCGAAGATATATCCGATAATGTTAAACAAATGGAGACAAAGAGATCCAGATCCGGTCGTTTCTTATAAAAGAGGCATAATAGCTACCTATGGAAATCATGTTAGTTATCGGCCTGCTTCTGGCTTTTGCAGCATTATTCACACTGGCGACTATAAATGCATCATTTCCCAGACAAAAAAACTACCGAACCGCTGCAGCTCCGGTGATAAAGTTACTGACATCAGAAATGCATTTGGTCTCTGCTGGAGAATATCCATTCAGTTTAATTACAGAGGCTGAAATATATGAGCTTTACCCGTATCTGAACGAAAAACAGCAAATACTCTTAACAGAAGCCTATGATCTCTATACCGAGGCTCTGACATCTACTGCAAATATACGACACAGAGGTGAAGAGCATCCCTCCTCAATGATTGATTTCCCCAAAGGGTTTATAATTACAAATCCGCAGGAAGTCCTGAAAAAGATGGAGCCTTTGCGCCAGGTTCTCGCAGGAGAATGGGGGGTGTTCCTTTAAATATGTAGCACTGGCGCGGCACTGATTCAGGCGTAAGTGGTTCTCTCCAGGTAAATTGTAGATAAAAAAAAGACCTGCTCGGACGAACAGGTCATATCAGGTAGAACATCTCTCGACGGTGCCGGGTGCCTCCCGGTGAAACGCTGACTGGATACAACGCTTCGCACGCTTAAGCAATTACAGCTTATCCAGTAATGCCCCTCCGCACAGGGGGATTCACCATCAGATATTTTTATTTTTAGTGACTATCAAGGAATTCACTTTAATCGTAGTGTCCGCTTCGATGATTTCAACCCTTTCAGTTCTGATTTAACCACTCTGTAATCACGCTCACAAAACTAGCTGGAAACCTGAAACTTATTTAATAACATTTTTCACAGACACTTTCGGGTGCCTTTTCTCCGGGCGCAAAAAAACCCGTTCAGAGACGGGTTAATTATGTGCAGGCGCTATATCCCACAATTTGAAGCATACAGGACAAGTTCGGACAAAATCAAGTCCTGTGAATCGAAATAGCTAAATATTGTCTTTATCATCACGAAAATTGGTCGCTTCTTGAAACGCCCTGTCCGCCTGTCTTTCACCTTTCTGGCAGATATCCACCAGCATCTCGTAAAAAGGCTTCCAGTTTCGGGTCCACGTCCTGACGTGCAGATCAGGAATGTGTTTAATAATCGCTTTATATGCCGCCGTCGAGGGGACTGACGAGTATCCGTTACCGCCGCAGCGTTCACACGTCTTGTACACAGGCGCGCCGCGTTCCTGGGTGGCTTTGCGATCGAGCACCTCCCCTTTCCCACCGCACCGGCAGCGGGCGCTGATTACTCCCTTCCCTTCGCAGGCGTCACAGACTGCTGGCACAATTTCAGTTACCTCTGTCCATTTCTCCCAGTCTGACGGGCGAACAGCACGGGAGCGGTTTGCCCAGTATGGTGCCTTGCCCCACGGGTAAGATACTTTGCGTGTGGTCTGGGTCCGGGTGGTGCGTCCGGTACCGTTGCAGGTGATGCAGGTGCAGCTAGTAGCCGCAGAACGCGAATACTCCGCGAACGCATACTGCGCCAGCACCAGCATGCAGGTACCGAATTGATCACCGGCTGCTTTACGGACATTTTTCGGGGCAACATCAATTGCGTGGCGCGCCAGCGCCTGAACCGCCATCTGTGCGTCTGTTTTACTGATGCCCGCTTTACCGAAGAAAGCCGCAAGCCCAAACCGCGCCCTTCTGCTGGTGGTACCGATAGCCGCCATTACGTCAGTACCAGTGATCCGCTCTGGTGAGGTTCCTTTCACGCTGTCGCTGATATGCATCCCCTGAGGAGAAAAGTGTTTCAGTGCGGCCTCAAGTTTCATTGCTCACTCTCCCCAACCAGATTAAGAATGACCGCGGAACCGTCATCTTCCATGTATTCTGCCTTCCCGCTTTCCAGAAACCATCTGCATACTTCCACGGCTTCAGCGCGCGTTACTGGCGGGATGGTTGACAACAATTTTTCCAGATAAAACTCGCGGTCATATACAGATCGATGATGCTCGGAATAACCAAATTCATAGCCAAGCTCTTTGCCTGCGGTGTTGCGCACCTGGTAGAGCCAGTCCCAGTAAACAAACTCGCGAACAGCATCCGAAAGGGTGCAGGGTTCTGGCAGTACGTCACGGTAGCCATCAACAAACGCGCGGCGCTGATCGTCAATTTCTGTCATACGGCTGCCGTTAATGCCCCTGGATTTTTTCTCGGCAGCAGTCCATCCCCAAAGATGATCGTCGATAAATTTCGGTGAGGACTTAATCACAAGCTCAGCTTCAACATCATCAAATGCTGTTTCATAGCTGCCGAACTGCGCTCTGACATCGTCAGCTTTTCTGATGTTCTCCCGTGCCGTCTTGATAGCGCCTGCCGGGTTATCCATACCGATGGTCCCGAATGCAATCTGGAACGGATCGGCACCATTCGCCAGCAGGTAACGTGAATAACGCTTCTCAGCATCTTTCGGGGAGATGTTGATTTTCTCCAGCGCGGCTTCGGCAGCATCAAGGTGTGCAGGCTCATTCAGGCGAATTACTTCCAGTACCCAAAGATAAGCGTCAGTCTGCTTATGCCCGGTGATTTTACGTTGCTCAGGCAGCGGCTTGATGGTTGCCAGGGTGGTGCTGTGCGCTGCCGTCGGGATAGTGAAAAGTGCTTTATGTTCGGTGTTATCTGTACGCATTATGCAGCCGCCTTTTTCAAAAATGTCATCTCGCGAACCTGATCGCCGTTGACCAGCAGATCGTTAAAATCCCCATTGTCGCACCAGCGCACACTCACTTTTTCAATGTCATTTTTTGCCAGCAAGTTAGCGTGGGCACATTCGAACGCCGCCGCATGGCCTGTCGCTGAATGGGGGTCCATGTCGGCAAAAATGATGAGATGCCGTACGCCAGCTGGTGCGCGAAACTTTTTCATAAACCCGCTGTTCAGCGTTGCCCAGGTATTGCAGCCGTATAGCTGTACCCCAGATAAAGCCGTTTCAATACCTTCCGCAATACCCAGCGTGGACGCGACGGGAAACATCCTCACCGCAACCGACTGGGCATGATCCAGATAGGTCTCCTCCTGTAACGAGTAAAGGCGTTTCTGCCCGTCGCCCATCGGTGCCTTTTTATCGCCGTCGAGATAGGTCCGGTGCAGGTAACACAGCTCACCCCGGTTATCTGTCGCAAGCGAATACAACGACTGATATACGTGGCCCTGATAGCGTTCCTTCGGACAAAACCGCACCGCTTCAGCCGGTAGCTTTGTGATCCCCCGGTTCAGAAGGTACTGCGCCGCGCTGGTGCCGCGAAGACCTTCCAGCTTTGAAAATTTGCTCACCACCCGCTGGCGCAGGCTGGTGGCTGTGGTGTTAATCGGCGTTGCGCGATGCCGGTAATCATTACCAAGCAGGGCGTCGATTTCCCGGCAGACTTCAGCAAATGATTTCCCCTGGGTCTGAACGACAAGACTGATTCCGTTGCCGCTGCCACATTTGCAAATCCACGTACCGTTTCCGTCCTGGTCATCAATGCGGAAACTTCCCCGCGTGGCGCAAAGCGGACACTCACCTTTGAAGTGTCTCCCTCCGGTAACAGGCGGAAGTCCGTAATGTTCAAAAATTTCCGGCCATCGGCCTTTTGCTGCTTCAGTGGTTTTCACGTTCTGTCTCCCGCATGCTTACGAAGTTGTTCAAACTGCTTTTTAGCGCTGATGATCCTGCTGGTAGGGCAGCCCTCAGGAATGGTTGTCAGTTGTTGAAGCTTCTCCTCAGTTCGGTTTTGTACGAAGGGCGCTTGTTGTACCTGCCGTTTCTCCTTCCCTTTTGCCCAGGCGATATGCTTATGCCGGATGTAATTGCTGACTTCGGGGGTTATCTCCATAGGGAAATCGCTAAGCCCGTTAGGCCACTCGCCGAATTTGTCCCGGAAGGTATGAAGGCACCACCCGTTACTGACGGGTTTACCGGTTGAAGCGCGTTGGCGCTGGTAAAACTTAATCTGGCTCCACCAGGCCTGTTTTGTGCTTTTCGTTGCAACGGAAGAGCCTTTAGAAAGCTTTTTGATTTTGCGCGAGGTGTCGGTGTCCACGTCAGATCCGGCCAGCGGTTTAAAGCCGCATTTAGGGCAAACGTAAACGCCTGCCGGCTTCATGAAGTGACATTCGGGACACTCTTTGGGGATTTTTTCGGCTTGCTCTTCCGCTGCCCGTGCTGCCGCCTCCTTCATGCCATCGCTGGAATCCAGCAGAAAGTCGTATTCGATAGCATCGGGAAAGCCAAGGCGGTGAACGGTTCCGCTGTGATCGAAGATCAGACAGGTATCCTTGCCCGGCGCAGTGCGAAGCCCGCGACCGATACACTGTATCCACCGTATTTCTGATTTAGTGGGTCGGGCATAGATGATGCAGCGCACATCGCTGTCGAACCCGGCCACCAGCACGCCCACAGACACGAGGATTTTTGTCGCACCAGTTTCGAAACGGTGGATCATTACCTGCCGCTGGTCATGTGGTGTTTCCGCTGTCATGACTTCAGCGTTCACCCCGGCTTTGTTGAACTGGATGGTGACGAAATTAGCGTGAGCCACGTTTACGCAGAAAGCGATAGTGGGGAGGTCGCGCCCGTTCTCAAGCCAGTTACTCACAATGTCGCCCACCAGGTCAGAGCCGCTCATAATTTCTGCCAGCTGGGTTTCGTTGTAGTCCCTGCCAAAATCCGACGCGGACATTTTCACGCCCTTCAAATCCGGCGTTGTGGGCGCATAAAACTCGAACGGACTGAGGTCGCCGCGTTTAATGAGTTCACTGATCGTGGTGGGCTTAATCAGGTGCTGATAGTAATTGCCCAGGAACGAGGAAAAAGGCGTACCGGAAAGCCCGATAACCTTAACGTCCGTTTCGCTGATAAGGCGTTCAATCTCTTTCAGGATGGTGCGCTTGCGAAGATGGGCTTCATCGATAATCAGCAGATTGATATTGTCGGGAAAATCACGGCGGATCAGGGTGTCAGCGCTGGCAATCTGAATTAAGCGCGCCGGATCTGCCTCGCCCTTCTCAGCTTCAGCCCACACAAGACCAATCTCGTCTGGATTCAGGCCGTAGCTTACAAAACGACTGGCAGTCTGCCGCAGCAAAACAGTGTACGGCGCTACAAAAAGCACCCGCATCCCGCGACTGACGAATCCGTCGGTGATAAAAGCAGCCAGACCAGTTTTACCGCTGCCGGTGGGTGCGTATACCATGAAGGAATTCTGTGCCTTCCACTCACGACGCAACATATTCAGTGCCCGGTCCTGTGCAAAATTTGGTGTGATTGTCAGCATCTGCCGCCCCTAACTCTGTGCCTGTAAGTGAGCCTGAACTTTTCCAGGAAAAACCCGCCAGGTCGCTTTAATCATTTAGCCATCTGAATGGCTGTGCCGTTTTTTTTTGGAGGAGGTTACTGGTTACTGAGATCTACTTAACCTATGTACCCTTCACCTGGAAAAGGACGCTTTACCTACCCCTTCTCCCAACTCCCCCCTTACCCCCCTCTTCCCTCTTCCCCACTTTTTCTGGGGATTAGCCATCCAGACACCTTTAATTCCGAAGGCCTTATGGGGTGGTCATCTCTGAATGTATGAGGGGGGGCTTTTCTGTGTAACCCTGTAAAGCCCGGTGATACTTTCTTGTGTACTCACGAAGGCGTGTATTGGCTTCGTGTCTTGCTTTGTTCTCTTTCCGAAAGCTCACTGGCTCGCTGTTCAAAAACTCCTCGTACACCTCTCCGTAACGAACGATTGCCTTTTGCCTGGCTGATGGGGGTAGCGCTGATAACTGCTCCTGTATCCACTCCCCATCGGCTGTGCTGTATGCCTGCGGCATCACGGCGCTATTAACATGCATGGGTGGAGTGCAACAGTTCAGGCCAGATCTTTTGCCAGTTGTGTGGGCTAAGTGCTTTACGGGTTACTTTTCCACCGCTATGTATTTCAATCTGAGCGCAAATTTCTGGGCCCATCGGCTTACCTGTGCTCATGACCTTCCTCAGGTAATTGAGGGTGGTACCGCAACTCTGCGCGAAAACCCTTTTTTCTTCAGGCGTTAAAGTCGCCATGTATTGCTTCAAAGTTTCCATAAGTGACCTCTGTACAAACATCAGGATTGATATTACCTGTAGGTATCAAGATAATCAATACCCACAGGTTATTTACCACCGGGTAACAAAGGTTAAAATGAGAGCTATGGATAAATACGAAAAACGTCGTTTACGACTCATCCAATTGAGGGATGATTACTGTGATGGGAATGCCTCAAAACTCGCGAGAAAGATTGAGCGAGAGCCTTCCTACGTACTAAGAATGCTATGGCCTGAGGGCAAAGCTGGTAGAAAACGCATCGCCGACGATATGATCGAAGTTATTGAAAAATCGTTCGGTTTACCCCGGGGGTGGATGGATGGTATCAGCCAAGAAAAATCGAATGTCGAACTAGTTCAGCAACCAAATCCAGGGAAAAGATATCCAGTGATCAGTTGGGTAAGCGCAGGAGCTTGGGCAGAAGCTATCGAACCGTACACACTCAATGACATTGAAGATTGGTGTGAATCGGATGCCCATGTAGAAGGTGAAGGGTTTTGGCTCCGTATAAAAGGGGATTCCATGACATCACCTGTGGGAATGAGCATACCAGAAGGCATGATGGTTCTCTTTGATACAGGTCGCGAGGCTAAACACGGCAGTCTCGTACTGGCAAAGCTCATCGATGCAAATGAAGCGACCTTTAAAAAGTTAGTCATCGATGGAGGGGATCATTTCCTAAAACCGCTCAACCCAGCTTACCCACTAATCCCTATAGACGGGAATTGCAAGATACTCGGCGTGGCTGTAGAGGCCAGAATAAAAATTATTTGATTAAACCCGCTACGGCGGGTTTTTTATTACCTTAAAAATCAGATTGATAAAAGAAATTCAAAAAATCATTACCCATAGGTGTTGACGCACATTATTACCCACAGGTATGCTCATATCACAGGCAAACAACAGGTCGAATGTTATGAGCAATTCAGAAATCAAAAAACCTTTTGATATACACCAGAAATTGAGAGCCAGTTGCTCACATTGGGGTTACTTGCATGCAGCCGAGCCTTGGCATGGTGATTGTAGTTTTCAACTAATTACTGACCTTTCGGGTGATGAGTATGAGTACGCATTATACCAGCGTGTAGAAGGCGATTATTTCTGTCTCGTTGACTTCTTCAAGAATTACAACGAAGCGTGTGAAGAAGCAAAGAACATTATTAATAGTCACCCCAAATATAAAGCAGCAATTAATTATTAACTTTCTCCGATAATAATCACAGCTTAAATGCTGGGAATAAGCTCACCTCAAGGAATTTAAAATGATTAAATTTAATAAAAGAAAAAAATTAACTCTACACAGACTTCCATTTATCGGCGGTAAGTCTAAATCAGGTTTTGGACTCAACTTTTGGAACGTGCCATCAAAAGGCGGCTACTCGGGAGGGTGCATTACGGGAGCCGCTTTGGCCTGGATCTGGCTTAAGCATCTAGAAAGTGAAGCAAGGGAAGGTGCAGGAAATACCCCATTCACTATTTCAAGAATAGTGAGTGAAATAAGTGATCTGAGTGACAATGATTCGTTAAAAGGGCAGATGATAGGATTCTTCGAAATCATCGAGGTCGTTCTTTTTAAATTGATTTCAGATTCCAGAATTCATTTTACGAAAGACGAAAAAAAACTTATCGAACAAGCTAATGCGGGACTGAAAGATATACCGGAGGGAACGAATAATGAGTTTCATTAAGGATGTGGCGGCATACAAATCAGCGCTTATGTACATGAACTGTGGTTATGAAGTGATTGCGTATCTTTATTTACGCAAAGCATATGGGAGATAACCATGCCGAAACGTCAGGACATACAAGATATAACAATTACAACAGAGCATCTTTACATTTTGTTGGAGGTAATGACTCAACAATATAAATCCATTAACTCTTATCAAATGGAAAATCTCGTAGAGATAGCTTACCTCCTGTCTGTAAAGGTTAATTCATGGGCAGTTAAGGAAGAAAAAATAGTTCTTGAGATTGAGGAGCATCAACGCAATGGAAAACGTGATTAATTTGTACCGCCGTCGGATTGTTAATGCCGCATTAAACAGGCTCAAAAATAAAACTTCGGGAAATCTCCTGATTGTGAATCTTCCGAGCGGTGCAATCGAAACGCTGGAAATAACTGAAAGTGTAATGACTCAGTTACTGAAACGATTTGAGGTACTTGCTCGCGGTGAATTTGGCAACCGGAAGGATACCGAATCATTTATTCAGGACACTTACCAGAACGCAATTGGCATTAATAAAAACACTGAGTATCTGACCGAATCAGGGAAATTAATTGTCGATGATCTGTTTAAAGAGGTCACCGATTACGTGAAAGAGAAACATTTAAGCGGAGGTGTCCAGTGAAAGAGTTTACTCAGGAACAATTGCGCGCGGCTGGGCTCCGCTGCGTATGCCCGGTGGATCTGCACATTGCACCGGATTTTACCGGGCGCGTCGTCGTTCACCTGAAGGACGGGCGAGCAATCTGTGATTGCCGACTTACACCGGACGATCACATCGCCACCCTGCAGGGGTTTATCGAACTGGCCCGCGAAGCCGGCTGGCGCATCACCCCGCCTAAAGAGGTTATGCGATGACACTGACAGCTATCCGCGTACCCGAATGGGTACACGCCCAGGCGATTAACGTTCTGCGCCGTTACCGCCAGCGCCGGGTTGCGCCGTGTCGTATCCATTGCGGCAACCTCAGTCTGAGGGTCAACCGCCGCTGGCGTCTTCTTTCACGCGACGGCGGCCAGAACTGGCAGGTTTTGTCGCATGAGTCATATAACAAATTGAAGGACCGGAAATGAAAAACGATGAAAGCACGAACGTAAAGCAACTGGTTGAGCGTCTGAGGGAAATTCAGAAGCAATCCGACATAACGATTCCTGGCTGGATGCTTGATGAAAATCGTTATGGTAAGGGTGAGCTTACTGTTGAAGAACAACGTGAGTGGGCCGAAACCATCGTCCATTCCATGCGCGGTACGGTCGCCCTGCTCTATCTCATCAGTTGCGAAAAACGCTGGGGGTTACGTGAGGGCGAATACCAGATAAAGACCGGGGAATTTACTTTCGGCTTAACCCGAGTACTTATCGAAAATCTGCTCATTAAGCATGTTGAAAGAACACTGATTGAACACAGGCCGCAGGAACAATATCTGGCGGTATTCCAGTTCTATTACGCCGACGAGCAGTGCGTGAAAGATGGAGGCCAGTCTTGGTTCAGCAGCTTTCTCGACGAAATTTTCGCTGATCTCGCAGTTCGATTACGCACTGGCGAAACGATGCCAGTTAAACCGGTTATGCACTGAGGAAAATGATAATGAGCACAGTAACCATTAACAACAAACAGCTTCCTACAGTGGAATATCGTGGTCAGCGCGTTGTAACCCTGGCGATGATCGATGAAGTCCACCAGCGCCCTGAAGGTACCGCTCGTGCAGCATTTAACCGTAATCGCGCTCACTTCATCGAAGGCGTGGATTATCTCGAACTGACTGCGGACGTAATACGTACGGAGTCACTTTCTGATGCTTTTGCCCTTCGCACCGCCAAAGGAATCATTCTGTTCGAATCTGGTTACCTGATGCTGACGAAGCCATTTAACGACGACCTGGCCTGGAAGGTCCAGCGCGAGCTGGTTAACAGCTACTTCCGCACCCGCGAGCCGCTGACTGAAATTGAGATGATCGCCGCAATGGCCGCCGACGCTGTTCGCCAGCAGAAGCGCCTGAGCCAGGTCGAAGAGCGGATCGAGACGGTTACAGAGACAGTGGAGAACATCAAGCGCGGCAATATGCGGGCCGGTTATGTCGGATACCGCCAGGTTGTCGCCAAATGCGGCATGACTGACGCGAAGTGCCGAACCCTTGTTAACGCTTATCGCATTCCTACGGATACGCACGAATTTATGACCCCTGACGGTCTGCTGTCACGTCGCGCCATTGTTGAGCTTGAGCCCTTCATGAAAGCGTTCCACCAGATGATGAGTGAAGCCGAGCCACGCGGTACACGCTGGTTTCACCCCAGAATGGGGTTATTCCAGGCGATCGGGTGGGAGAATAAACCATGATTAATCTCGATGTCATACCCATTACAAGCTACTGCAAATCTGTAGGCGAAACGCTGGATGCCGTTAACAAACGGTTACATCGTGGAGTATGGAAAGAAGGCGTTCATGTTTTAAAAGTTGATGGTTCCAAAGAACGATGGATCGACTTAACAGAGGTTGCAAAATGGGCACGCAAAAACAAGGACCCTTATCTCTCCCAAGAGGAATAACTGTCCGCAATCACAAAACAGGCTCCACGCTGGTTATCACTTTCACCTACAAAGGGGTTCTCTGCCGGGAGCCCCTATCCAAAATGGAAGCAAGCGCGCGCGGCGTGAAGTATGCCGAGCGCCTGCTGGGGGAAATACAAAATCAGATCGTCAGTGGCACCTTTGAATATGCAAAATATTTCCCCAACTCCAAAAAGCTGGAACTGTTCGGGGTAGTGAAGAAAACGAAAAATATTAAGTCCTATCTGGACGAGTATCTGAAAATCTGCGTGAACCGCAATCTTTCGCCGTCCACTATAAACGGTTATGAAAAATGCCTTTCGGCGCTGTCAGCCCTGCATAAACTCCATGTGTCAGAACTGACGCCCGCGGTCCTTAAAAACTGGATAGCCAGCCGGAAAACAAAGCTGAAAACGACCAGGAATAACCTTTCGTTTCTGCGCAGCGCCATAGATGAAGCGGTTACGGATGGCTTGCTGACCATTAACCCGGTAACCCTCGTCAGCGCCAGCCGGTACCACGTGATCGACAGCAGCCCGAGCGCCGACGATTACGAGGTTGACCCGTTTACGCCAGCGGAAACCCTCGCTATTTACCAGAGCTGTAGATACCCGGAATGGGAAAACCTGTTCCGTTTCGCCTTCAATACCGGTCTACGGAGCTCCGAGCTGTGCGCGCTACGCTGGCCTGATCTCGACACCATAGCGAACACAGCTCACGTACAGGCGGCCAGTGTCGTAGGGGTACTTAAAGGCACCAAGACAAAAGCCGGTACGCGTAAGGTGGAACTGAACAATGAGGCGTTGGCAGCCCTGCAGGCGCAGAAACAATTCACGTTTATGAAAAGCGAATTCATATTTAGCGACCCGAAAACTGGAGAGCCCTGGGCGAACGCCGACGCGATCCGTAAAAAAGCATGGGTGCCGACCCTGAAAAAAGCTGGCGTGCGCTACCGTAACCCGTACCAGACGCGACACACATTCGCCACCAAGCATATTAGCCAAGGTGTTAACCTCTTCTGGCTTGCCGGGCAGATGGGCCACAAAGGGCCGGAAATGTTATTCCGCAATTACGGTAAATACTTGGCTGAATATGACGGTAAAACCGCAATGGAAGTTGGAATGAAGAAGTGATTAGGATAAAAAACCCGGCATTTGCCGGGTCTGTATGGTCTCTACTCTGAAGCCCCACCAATTGATACATACTCATGAAACTGATCATCAATGAGTCGGTCTTTACAGATCACATGAACTATATGGCGGCAACAGTTTTCATTATCATACGCACGGCCCCAGCGAACAATCTCATCTACAGACAAATCATTCGCGCTCCATGGTAATGTACCTGACACTCCACGCGCGCCAGGACCAAGAATATCCATGAATTTCTTTGTTCGCGAATTGTAGATCCTCACCTCTGCGATACGGATAATGCTGCTGGCCCAAAGAGCGCCACCAGCAATGCTTTGTATATTATCGCAAATCAGGAACTCGTGTTTCCTGGCAAGCATTTTATACACTTCCCGGGCCAGACCGGCCGACTGGAAATCTGTCGCAATAACAGCGCTTTTGACCTGCTTACCAGTCATCATCTGACCATTTTCTTCAATGAAGTTAAAATCATTAAATTGAATACGGCCAATTTGAATTGTTTTATGATCATCGATCATATCCAGCGCCAGAAGAGTGTTAACAATATCTTGCATTGGAATGTTCATATCAATCAGGTCAAGACCATGATCTAGAAAGAAATCATCAGTCGAGCAGCCTAATTGAAATACATCGAGGTAATACTGATACTCACCGGCTGTAACGATATATTCATCAGCCCTTAAAAGGCCTGCTTCAAGCGTGAAAAAGTAGAATGATTCAATCAGTAGCTTTTCGCCAAACGGCGTAATGCTCAAATCCTTGCTGTAAGACGGTATTAGCGCAGGAGCCATGCTGCAGCCTTCTAATGATAGTTGATTTCCTTATGATTCTTCATGTACTGAGCGATAGCCGCTTCAATTCGCTCAAGCAAATTGCCATTCACGTACTGAGGGTACTGATCCACAGGCCTGACCACATATCGCAACTTTTGGTTGTTCATGGCGATCTCAGCGAAAGGGATAACATCGCCGTCACGAACATCATTATTGAGTGTCACGATAAACAGTTGGCGCGCCGAGGATACGCGGTCACTCAACCTTCTCACGAAGAATTCTTTTTCTGTTTTTGAGTCTACAAAAGAACTGACGAGTTGAGTCCGACGCTCAATCGTCTGTATCGATCTTCTCGCTACTGTTCTCATGTTAGTCTCCTCAACGCTTTACCGACGTTGCAGTAAAGATGCAAAAAGCCACTGATGATAACTGCGTCACCAGTAGCTCTTGATCGTGATAACCGCAGTTATCAAATAACATAGTATTACCTAATGGGTAAATCTTCAACGATTGAACAGTAGTGAATAGTTCTGAAAAGCTATGAACCGCACAAAGCAACACCGGATTTTGCGCACTTGGCCAGCTCTGCCGCATAGTAAATATTGCAAAATGTTCGACAGAATCAGGACATTAGACAGACCACAATATGCACGTGAAATGCACTTGAAACCCGTCAAATAGAAATATTTATTTATTTTCAATGGGTTATATGCAATTCAGACGCGAGTTCAACTCCCGCCAGCTCCACCAAAATTCTCCATCGGTGATTACCAGAGTCATCCGATGAAGTCCTGAGAGCCCGCACGGCGCAAGCCCTGCGGGCTTTTTTGTACCCTCAATTCGTCCCGCGAAGTCCGAAGAGAACTAAAATCATTCACAGATCTTTTATATAATTTCACGTCTTACTAAAGTAATATGATGGTGTCAGCTATGACTTCCGCTTTCCAAAAGCGAGCATAATACAAAATTTTAAAATATAATGAGAAACCATGTTAAATAAAATCTATAAATATACTCCATTAAGATTCGATTTTTTTGACAATCTTCTTCTAAGAGCCAGTCAAAAATATGCTTTAAATGATCCATTTGAACTTAGACCAAGCCATCATAGCGAAACAAATAGTTCCGACATGAAGCATTTTGAAGAACTTGCAAACGCTTCATATTTTGATTATGCAGTGATTTCACTTTCAGAAACGAATAATAATCTTCTGATGTGGTCACATTATGCAGATCAACATAAAGGAATTGTCATTGAATTTGACACCAGTAAACCATTATTCGAAAGTTATAAAGATTTTATTGCCTTAAAATTTGATGAGGATATTGAAGGGGAAGTTATTGACATAGAAGAAAACGAACGAAGGGAAAATATAAAAGCTGGAAGCATTCAGAGAGTACGTTATAATTCCAAACGCCCCAATATTAAAAACTTCGAAAACATCCTCGAACATTTCCTTATAAAAAGTGAAGAGTGGATATATGAAAAAGAACATAGAATAATATTACCACTTCTAACTGCTGATTTTATAATCACTCATGAAAAATTCCTCGATAAAATTGCGTTTACTTTATATGATGATGAGTATTTCAATAGAACATCAGTAGGCAATTCGATGTACCTAATTGATATTAAAAATTTACTAAATAAAGAGGGGGAACGTTATATTAATGAGTTATATGAATCTCCTCTTGTATCATATGAAGATATAAAAAACTCTTTTATAGAATCTATTTATCAAGAATATCTGAAAGAAATATCTGAAGACCCAAGAACGATCTTCCTTTACAAAACCCCACCAGAATCTATTAAATCTATTTACCTTGGTTGCAGAGTTAGCATGGCAGATCGAGAGAAACTCATAAAAAAAATTACAAAAAGCAGTAAATTATCTCATGTAAATATATATCAAGCTATAACAAGCCCTACGAGATTTGAACTGGAATTTAAAATATTAAAATAATTCAATGCAACCATTGTAATATAAGGTATAATGGTTAAGATTTGAATACTTTATTAATTAATAATATCCTTTAACAAGATATTAATTGTCACTTGCTATAGCTAAGATATAATTTTAGAACCCCAGCAGTAAAACCATCATCAACAGTATAAAAATAGTATTCTGGTACATCCAGCACTCGCGGAACTCACACACCAACTCAAACGTCGACTTATGCGTAATTCTCATAGTGCGACAAACGTGAGTAAGCCGTGGCCTTGACGATTCCTTGCCGGCTATGGCAGTGCGGTGATGACTTTTATTATGCTTTCATTCGTCTTGAAAGTGAAAAGTAGTATAAATTAGTGCACTGGTATTAACGCTCTTTTACCTGCTCTGATATATAGCGGCTTGATTTGGTGTGTGCCGCACTTTTGCAGTAGGAATAGTGCATCATTTCTGGCTGCCCTCCTGAAGTTTTGCACGTTGCGCCCGAAATGATTCTGCCAGCTTCTGGCGGCGCATAGGCTGGCAGCAAAGCTCCATATCAATACCCGTCAGCCGCGGGCGATACAGATAGATGGTTTAACGGTTAACTCACCAGCAGCTACAAGAGCACGTATTTCATAGAGCTTACTGCTAACCTCATGAAGCCTGGAGATGAAACTATCAAGGAATTCATTGGTCACTTCGAAATATTTACCTTTTTCATCTACCCTACGATGAAGAATTTGATCGCCCTCTTTGTTAGTTATTGGGTATGCATGAGCAAAATCTGATCGCTGAGTATTTAATGTCTCGAATAAATTTGCAGCATCCATACCTGTCCGATAGACGATACCGCTTGAGGGTTTAACCTTTTTAACACTTGCACGAAAGTTATCTAAGATCCCCCCTCCCATCATCCCTTGAAGAGAAGTCCGATTGAGTGTCTTATCCAAAAGCGAAGCTATTTCAGTCATGAAGCTTGCTATAGAGCCGAAACCATACACTGCAATGCCTAACCTATAGAGGTAAAGATCGTCGTCAGGCAAAGCTAGACGCGTTTGTCCTTTAATTTGATTAAGTTCTTTAAGATTCATTCTTAGTTCTCTTCTTTATTGATAGAATTAAAATGAAAAAGCAATGGCCTCTTAATCTAACCGATTACGCAATAATTGATATATCGCGAATTCGGGTCTGACCACTTCTTGCATAGAACTTACCATTGTATGGTTGCAAAAGTTGTTAAAAAGACAGCAAGGCAGATTGTCTGTTAACATGCAGTACCCTGCAAAATTACCTTACGAAAACCGACTTAAGCCAATTTTGTGCTGTTCGAACCCCCAATGCAAACTTGTCTAATATCGCATATAAAACAATTTATTATATGAAATCCTAACCCTTTTTATTTATCTTTGGCGGCAAAATGGCGACAGACAATCTTCATAAAACCCGCATTATGGACTTTTCATTTTCGTCGTCAAAATAGCGCGCTAAAAGAACACCGACGTCCCCATAGTCGTCAATTCATCTCTACAGAGGCTAGTTATATTCCAGCACAAAAGTGGATGTACTGTTGACACTGCCGGCATTCACCGTCGCTTCCGTCTGCACCATCTGGGCGACGAAGTTAAACGGTTGTGCACTGGTGACTTTGTTCGCCGTCACATGGCCCAACGTCGGCAAGATCCCGGCGTCGTTGATATGCAGAGCGCTGCCCGCTATGGGCGCGCCTGAACCATTGTTGCCGTAGCTCAGCTTAATGCCCACCCCCTTAGCACTTGTAGGCACCTGTTTGATTGCCAGCGTGTCGTTCATACTGGCGGCGACAGGGGTGCCGAAAAAGGCAATTTTTATGTCCGCCGGCTGCGTGCACCAGACCGGAATAGTAAAGGTTTTCGCCGACCCCGCTTTAGTCCCTACTCCCTTAAAATCGCTCCGGTTTACTCTCCCCAAATCAACAACAATATTCGAAGTCTTCACATAGCAGCTGGCCGAATTACCAATCTCGACGTTCATTGCCGTCAGATCAATAGTGATGGGCGTGCCTGCCCTTGACCCAGGGATCTCGACATACACTTTGCCCACATTCGACAGTGGCGGCGAGTTGGTGTGGTTGCCGCTGAGTAGCATGACCGTCCCGGTTTTATAAAAGGTCACATACGCTTTCACTACAATGTGTTGCTGCCTGAGCAGCGAAGGGTTTTCGCTGCTGCTACAGACGGTCGTATTGTGCATGCCTGCGCCATCAAGATAGTGGATTGGCCCGCCGTTACACTGAAATCCCAGCGAGTAGCCAATACCCGCAACAGCCGATTCAAACACCATCCGCCCGTTGATGTTGGTCTCTTTCCCTTTAATCGTCTGGGCATATTTGATCGATAACGAACCCGCCTGCATTGCCTGCTGATCGCAGGTGAAGCGAAACCCGCTGCCGCTGTCGGCCATGAGACTGGTCATCTGCGTATTATTACGCAGCGAGGGCAGATACTTAATGTTCTGAAAGTTGATGGTCATCTGGCCGGTATCGCCGTTACAGGTAGCTGCCCACACGCTGTGACTAAACAGCCCCGCGACCAGCAGGAGTAAATACAGACTCAAGCGCAT